AACAGTGTTTTCAATCATGTAAGGTTTACGTGAAGGATTACCAGTTCCAGTAGTGGGTGCTAAGAATGTAGTTAAAGTAGCCATTTTTTAATCCCCCTTACCCTGCGTTGTATTTGGCAGTAACGATAGCTTCAGGACGAAGTATCTTTCTGCCGTATAAATGCATACCACGAACAATGTCTGCAAATGAGTCAGGGTCACGGTATGTTTCGGTTTTGCTGAGTTGTTCAGCCGTTGCAGCAGCAGAGCCATGTCCTGCAACAATAACACCAAAGTTAGTGTTCTGGTTAGCAGTACCTGAAGTACCTGGACCAGTTCCTAGAGCAGGTAGATTGCTTGATACATAAACTCTAAATCCTGCTAGGTTGTTAAGAACAAGACCGTTTTGCAACTTTCCTGCTCCACCGTAATCAGCATTCATTAGTTTAGAGTTTTCATCACCAAGTAGCTCTAAGAATACAGGGTCAATAACTAACCATCTGTCACCAGTATCTACTTGCTGTTGGTTCAATAGTCGTGCCATACGATTGACAACTACCATTGGTGTAGCAGCAGCAGTACCTACAGAAGTAGCACCACCTGTTAGATTTACTACAGGAATAGAGTGGTCTCCTGCAGATGAAGTTGTAATGCTTCCAAAGGAATCTTTACGTAACTTCATTGAAGTTAGAAGTTCATCAGTACCTGCAGTAGCTACAGCAACTGAACCGTTAACAGTAGTATTTACTTCACTACCTACGGCATGTTTAGTAGTCTGCTTGTAGCCTGACATATAGGCTAGAACTTCTTGGTCATAGTTGTCAGCCAAACGATATGCTGCTCTGTCAGTAGCAAGCTGCATGAAGTTTACGTGACTGTGAGCTTCTTCTATGTCGTCCATTTTGAACGCATAGTAGTTAGCTTTGTCAACAACAAGGTTAAAGTCCTCGTCATCTAAGTCTTGGGCAGTAATCTGAGTTCCTCTAGCGTAAGTACTCACTGAAACTTCTGGTTCTTTGATGATCTTAACTGTATCACCCTGTCCTGAAATTTCACCCATGTAGTCTGAGTTAGTAATATCTCCAACAACAGTAGACTTACGAAATGCAAGTTGTACCTGTTTGGAGTAAATGATAGGTGAAAAATTACCGTTTGGTAAATTTCCATACCCTGTTGCGGTTGCAAAAGCCATTTTATTTCTCCTTTAGCTTTGAACAGATGCAAAGTACAATGTATAGTAGGGGCTAATTCAAACAAGGTGCAGTTAAATATGTATGCCTACATTAGTTAATTGGGCTTATTGATATTAGGTTAGTCTAAAATTTATTGATTTTGCGTATTTGTAGTGTACAAGTTGTCCATAGTGGGGTTGTACACTACCACGGATATATATAGTTATATCCATATTTTTTTATTTGTCAACACTTTTATCTAGCGTTTCCAGATATATCGTAAATAAACTTGCCACTACGAATAGATTCCATAATAGTATCTGCATTTTTCTCGTATTCAGCAGAGGACATCTTGTTTACTTGTGATTCTTTTAGGTAAGATTTTGCTTCATCTGTTTGTGGAGTATTCCTACTTCCCTTTGTATTAACAGACTTAGCAGCGTCACCTGTACTTTTTGCCTTTTTATTTGCTATGCCCATATCGGCTTTGTAAAGGTCTATTGCCCTTGCAGCGGAACGTGCATCGTTTTGATTTTCGTATAGTGCGTCTTGTACCCACTTAGGCTGTTCGTCTGCCCAATCATGGAAAGAGTCTTCATCTTTTATCTCATTAAAGTCAGGGTGAAACTGTAGTAGTTGTGTTTCTGCCTTTTCACGTGTGACATTAGATTGCATTTCGTCCAGTGCCTTTACACGTTCCTCTATAGCGGAAGACTGTTCTTTAGCTTTCTTAATAGCTATAGTCTCTACTATTGCAGCTACATCTGGATACTGTTCAGCCCATGCCTCTATGTCTTCCTCCGACTTAGGAAGCTTAATTTCTTTTTTAGTAGTTTCAGAAAGCTGTCTTTTAAGGTCTTCAATTTGAGTCTGAATTTCTTTATCTTTTTCTTGCATGTGTCTACGCAGATCACCATAGCGTTTCTTAAAAGTTTTTTCTTCTCCTGTAACTTCTGCTTCAGGTTCTTTGGCAACTTCTTTAGCTTCTCCATTGTGTTCCGCAATAAGTTGTTCAAGTTCTTCTTCCTCTCGTTTTCTTTTTTCTTCACTAGTTCGTCTACTACCTAATGCCATTTTTTTTGGCGGTTGTTTACTTTCTACTTGTACTTCTTCTACTTGTTCATTCATTTAGTTTTCTCCTCTGTGGGGCAACTGTAGTCCATTTGGAATGGGGAGTTGGTCGCCAATGGGGTGTTGTGTTATGGGTAATCTTTCTTCATTAAACCGCCTTTTGCTCTACCACCTTGTCCTCTTACTGAATCTTTGTTAGCTTTATAATCAGCTACTCTTTTTTTTCCTGCAGCTTTATCTCTATCTTCTCTTCTTTTTCTAGCTTTATCTCTGGCTTTATCTTTTTCTTTTTTATCTTTAATTTTATCTATAGCATCAGATTCTATTTTATCTTTTTGTCTTTCTTCTCTTGATAAACTTTTATCTGCAAAAGCACCTACTCCTTCTTCTGAATCACGTTTTCTTTTTCTTCTTTGTTCTGGTGTAGTTGTTTTTTTATCTACAAAGGCTTTTGCTTTAGTTTTAGCTGCACGACTAAGTGGTAAAGCATCTATAAGAGAACTTGCTTTGTATCCTAAATCTTGTTTAGCCATACCTGCACGTTCTGAAAAATCTAAACCATAATAAGCATCCCTAGCTTCTTTTTCTGTTTTACCTACAAATCTAGGGTCTCCCATATCTTGAAAGTTTATAATATCTTTATCAATCTGTGCATCTAATGCTTTTCTACGATCTGCTTCTTTTGCTTCCTTACGCTTATCTTTTCTTTCTTGTTCTCTTCTTGCAGCCGTGTCATCCGTAGGATCAACAGGCATAGGTGGTAATACAGGTTGTATAGGCTGTACAGGTTGCACTCCACCACCAAATACTGGACCTGCTTGGTATGGAGTAACACGTGTTAAACCCTCTGTGTCCTGCATTGGTCTACCCATATAGTCCTCTAGGACATTGACTATTGTACCGTCTGCTTTTGTATAGGGTACTCTATTTGGATTGTATCTAGTTGAACCCTGACCTGCACCGTAACCCATCATTTGTTCAAATTGATTTGGAACAACCGTACCCTGTTGTGCCTCTATAACACCACCCTGTGCTCTTTTTTCCATAACCATCATCCTACCTGATTCGGTCATGTTGTCCATATCGTTCTCATCGTCATCGTCATCCATGCCATCTAGTTCTTCATCGTCATCTTCTATTATTTCAATGTCAGGTATACCAAAGTCATCTGGAAGTGTAGCTTCTTCAGAGTTACCCATCTGACCCATCTCTTCCATAACCTTGAGACCCATCTTGGCTTCCTGTCGTAGTTCCATAAGTTTACTAAGACCAATGTATCGTACAACGTCAGCAGGAAATACAAACTCACCCTCACTTAACATTGCAGGTATATCGTCACGTACCTCACTCTTATTAGAACCTGACGGTACATCATTGCCCGATACAGGATCAACTGTGCCACCCTCATCACGGAGACCACCCTCTTCAAACCCATCTATGCCACGACCTCTAAGTATATCTTTTTTTGTTACTATGCCGTCGCCAGTTAGGTCAGGGAAAGAACCACCCTCACTCATAAATGTCATTTCCATTTGATTTTGCACTGTCGTACCTCCTTCATTAAATAGTCTAATTTTATTGTCTTTTGTTCTTACAGCAAGTTCTTTTAAGTCAGAAATAGTAGCAGTTTTAACATTTTTTGCAAGAACTAAAGGACCAACTTGTATCATTTCTTCAGCATCAAATATAATTTTTCCTGTTTTTTTATCATAAAAGTGACTTCCCCTATAAGGATTCATGCCTACTTGTGTCCATTTTTTTGAACCTGATTCTATAATATCAGCAGCTATTTTTTGTAATTCATAGGGATCTTCTGGCATGTATTCTCCAAATGCACGTGCTATTGTAGTTTTACCCATGCGTTTTTCTGAAATGCCCTTTGTTGAGTCTGCTTTTTTTATAAGTTTTCTTCTTGCAATATCTAAAGCCTCTTTTGGACTAGAACCGAACCTAACATTTTTTAATCTTATTGCTTGACCGTATCCTAATACAGAACCTTTTTCTTTAGTACCATCATGTATAGATACAACCCATTTATCATATCTGTTATAAGCAGGAATGTCTAAACGTGCTCCTAATAATTGTCCTTTTATTAAATCAAAACCTTTTACACCAATTATACCATAATCTTTTGCTTTTTTACCCATTGCTCCTGTTACATCCGTAACAGTAGGCATCATTTTTTTTACTTGATCTTCGGTGTATTCTTTTGGTGCAGGTATAGCATCGCCTATACGTTTACGTGCTTCTTTAGATGTTATTTCTCCTTGAAATAGAGCTTCTGCTGCAGCCTTAGAGTCTTCAGGATTTTCTTGTCTTTGACCTTTTCCACCTTCTTTTTCTTGCCATTTTTTTAATTTTTCAGGGTTATCAATAAGTTTTTCAGCTTCTTCTATGTCTTTTTTTCTAAATGCTTTTGTTACAAATTTAGCACCTTTACTTAAAACCCTACCAACTGGTGTTGTACCTGCAAGTGCTAAACCTGTGTCTACAGCAGCCTGACCTAAATTACCTGTGGCTACTGACGATGCAATATCTGCTACATCAAAAGCTGTACCAAGAATAGGCACGTTACGTGCTACATTTTTAAGTCTTTTAACAGTCTGTTTACCTTTAAATGGGTTAGAACTAAATGCTTTTTCTGTTTGATCGGACACATTACCCCCTTTATTCATGCCTAATTTATTTTTTAATGATTGAACCATGTTATTCATAAGTTCTTTTTGTTCTTCTGTATAGTAAGTATCTTCCCATTGATTAGCTAAGTAACCTCTTATAAATGCATCTGATCGTGATGTTTCAAACCATTTATCAAAAGGTCTTTTTTCTCCTTGCTTTTTAGCAATATCATACGCATCTTTATCTATTTCAATTTGTTCTGGTGTTCTGCTATTTATTAATTGTAATTTTTTATTTGCATACTCTTTACTTTTACTTGGTGCAGAATGTAGCATATCTCCAAAAATAGCATTTTTTAATTCTTTACCCTGTAAATTAGGATTAAATATGTCAACACGTTCTTTTCCTGTGGGGCTGTCTTCTTTTGAATAATACTCTAACTGTCTGTTGTCTGACATTCCTTTATTTCTTTTATCAGAAACTTCAATGTCTTTAAATATAGGATACTCTAGTTTTATACTATTTACTATATCTGATACAGAATATTCTTCAGCCATTGCTATTTACTTCATCCTTTAGTTTTTTAAGTCTACGTAATGCCGTAATAGAACCCTGTGCTCTGTTAAATATAGTCACGCTGTCCGTTTGTTCCATTATACGATGTTGTTCTGTAATTAAATAGTCAAAGTAATTATTGAGTTGGTCCAACAGTTCCTTGTTGTTGAC